TGTTTTCATCCAAAGTTCCATATCTATGAATATATTGATAGTCTTCTACTAAAGATCCTAGAGGGTAGTTATCTGTACCAGGACCACCAACTCTAGATAATTTCAAACTATAACTTGATGTCATTCTAGTTATAGATGAAGACGAGTCTCCAGGATTGGAATACCCATAAGGACCATAAATTGGATTGCCATCGTAAGCAAAACCCAAGATTGGAGAATGGGATAAAACAGGAGGAACAATCCCAGTAGATAGTAAATTGTCTCCCAAAGATACTCTTAGTTTTTTGGGATTTGCTACATAAGAATATCCATTCCCAAATTCTGGATCAATATTTTGGAAGAAATATCCATACGATGAATCAAAAGAATTTTGTAATTTATAGAATCTATTTTTCTTCCATTTTCTAACTTCGGATGTTGCTGTTGCTCCACTACCAACTGGAATAACTTGTACTTCAATATTTTCTTGAGTATAGAATTTTCCTACATCTTCATCATTGACTCTAACACAATCAATAATTTGTCCACCAGAAGAAATAATCGCTTTGTATCTGGCAAATTTGCCTTTTCCTGCTTTATCAATAATTCTAATTTCTGGAGCAGTAGAATAATATTCACCAGGGTTTACAATTACAATACTTGTAACCTTTCCTGCTGTAACAACTGCTCTCAAAACAGCATTTCTTCCAGATGTAATTGTAATCAATGGATTTGGTGGAAAATAACCAGCACCAGGATTTGTAACAACAATTTTATCTACAGATTCTCCAGATAGATAAGATATTGCTTTTGCTTCTGTTTGAACGCCTATTTTTTCTTCTACTAAAACAAAAGGAGGATTTTTATACCCAGATCCTTTGTTTTGTACATCAATTGAAATAACGCCACCAAAAACAACATCCTCATTGTCTTTAAATCCCCTGACAGTAACACCATTAACTAAAATGCCAATATCTCTAACTGGTGTTTTATAAATTTCTACGCTTCTGTCAGTATTCTTTTTGATAATTTTTAATTGTTTCTGATCTCTCAATGTATCCCAAGAAAGTAAACCAATATCGTGAGATGGCAATCCAGATGAAGCAATATAATAATAATTTGAATCTTCAAAGATTGCCGAAACATCAGCAATTACATTTGACAAATCTGAATTGATTGTTGGATTTGCTGCTGATACTGGAGCAACAAAATTTTCATTAATTTTCCATCTAACATCAGATTGCGTAGTACTGTATATAATTGGATCTCTTGTAATAAATCCTGGGGAAGTTTGTTCAATCAAATCACCAACTTCTGCATATGGTTCTGCCTTTTTAGGATTTAAACCATATAAAACTCCAAGCACCAATAATTTGACAGTATATTCTACGCCATTCTCCACATATGTCCCTGATACGGTGGAAGAAGTGTATACAGGAATTCTAGATGATGTATTAGTAACATTATATGTTAAACGAGTACCATTACGTTCGGAAATTTTAAATTGATTGATAGTTTTTCCATCATAAACAATTTCTTCATCACCAATATAAATTTTTCCTTTATCTTTATTCCATCCAAGAGTAGAATAGACATTGACAATGCTAGAAACTCCATCTGTTGAATTCAGAGTTTTTGTTAGATAAGTTTCCGAAGCAATTTTGAAATCACCTACGACGCTTTTCTCAGATAAGATAATTTCAAAGAAATCACTGTTTAGAGAGGCAACAGAATCAACAATCGCAAATGCGTTTTTGACACTAGAATCATAAGGATCTAAAAATTGTGTAATTCTTCTGCCAACTAACTTGTGAGCATCTCCAGAAAGAACTTTTACCTTCAGCGAATAGTTTTTAATCCATTCGCCACCCGATGACTTGAATGTAAAGTCTTTTGGATAGTAAACTGTTGGAATATCTTTTGGTTCTTGGGCAATGACAGAACTGAAAATGAATTTAATCGACTGATCAGTACCTTTTGATTTATAAAACTGTTTAATGTTTTTTATTAAAACCTTTTTGTTAACTTCTGGTTTTAATGATTGCTCTGGGAAAGATGAAAGGTATTGTGTCTCGAAATTTTTTACAAAAGCATATAAAAAGAGATTGCTAATATTCCTTACAATGGAATTACTTGCATGCTCTAATCCTACATTCAAACTTCCATAAGGAACTTTTATAATATCGGAGAAAGAATACAAATCTCCTAGTTTAGTTGTAGCACTGACATTTCGATAACATCCAACAAACGATGTGTCGGTTTTTGAGCGATAAAAAATTGCCTCACCATCAATTAAAACATATCCGTTTGTTGGTGGGAATCCAATTGTATCAGAAACATTGATTGTTGTGTCAGAAGCACTAACTAGAGCAGATGTTGTGGTGAATGACTTTAGAAGTTCTTTGTCATACGTGTCCACATCCATGTATTTGACAAAATTATTAATAATGTCCAATGGTTGCCCAGCACACTCCAACTGTTCATAATACTTTTGAACAAATTCCACGAATTGTGGATATTCGCTGGAAATAAATTGTGGTAGTTGATTTTCAACCAAGGTTGAAAGTGGTCTTGACTTGCCTGCCATTTATTACTCTTGTACTATTGTAAAATTACTTTTGCTAATGTCAACTTCCAAGAAAGTTTCTCTTTTTGCAATAATATCATTGTACTGAGGCATCACTCTTACCTCAATCTTGTCATCGTTATAACTACCTTTAATGATTGTTAAATTATATAGTTTAATTTCTCCAGTGCTATAATTAATCGTTCCAAGATTTGAATTCAAGATTTCTTTTACATTATCTTGACCATATTTGAACAACACCACTTTCCCATCACGATCTTCTAGATACGAAGTGTAATTGGGATATTCTTGAACAATAAAACCAGTACTGGTTAATGTTGACATATTATCGCAATTGTACTCAAACGGATTATTGAAGCACAACTCATAATATGTTTTATTGTTCAATGAAGGATAGAAATCTTTTCTCAGTTTAATTGTTGTCAAGTTTGAACGAATAGAGGCATCAGAACTATCAATCGTACTTACAAAACGACTGTATCTATATTTGCCTCCAAATTTTTCAGTATCAGAGTTTTTGATGTAATTTTCAATATTTTGAATGGCAAGTTTTTTAATATCTTGTGCTGATTTTGTTGTTGCTGAACTATTGTAGAAAATTTTACTCGTCATCTCGATGTAAATGATTGACGGGTCAATAATTTCAGGAACTACTGAACCAACAGAATAATTTCTTAATTCTCTTTGTATCGTTAACTTTGCGTATGACGACAAATAATCTTCGTCAGATGGTTTGATTACAATTTTTACTTTTCCATACTCAGGTGGATTTGCATCTTGACCACCATAAGCATAAACATCAGCAACAGGTGGATAAATCTTCTTTGTCAACGCAACATAGTCAGCAGCGGTCACAGCACGGTTCTGTGTGCCAAACATTGCTGGTGCGTTCTTCTTAATGCTATCGACTGTCTCGATGGACGCTCCACCCCTAGACTGGTCATTTAGTGTGATTGTTATATTTGTGATATTCAACTGAGTTCCACTATTTTCATCTTGAATAATGCCATTAAACGTAAAACTCTTTGCTCCGTTTGAATTAGCACCACCAGTGATTGAATAATCAACAACAATGTATTGACCGACGTTAAGTTTCTTACCTAAAATGCCGTCACCAAAAGTAATCACGTAATTTTCATCCTCTCCTTCTGAAACAAAGTAAACATTTGATAGAGGATTGATCTCTAAAATGTTTTCTACTGGAACAAACGGAATGAAATTAGAAGATGATGGATTTTCGTAAACACTAACTCGAATACTGGTAACATCGATACCTTTATTCTTTAAAACAATTTTTGGTTCTTTTGCTGTAACCGTATATGTCTGCTTTAGAGGAATACCCTCGAAAATTTTAAGATTTGTGAATGTTGCTACATTTGAAACAATCGATGTTTTAACATCTTCTCTTAGTGTGTACTGATACAACACATTATCGATTGTTGTCAAAAATCCAGAACCTTTGCGAAATACTGCTGTCGCTGCAACGGTTGGAGTAAACGTAACTTGACAATTAACTGATGCTGACGGAGAAGTTGCTGATCTTGGACTATATCCTAACTGCTTAGCAATAGAAACTACATTGTCTCTCAATGTAGCAGAATCTAAAAACACCTCATTTGCTACCATGTTGGTATTAAATGCGGTGTAGTAAGTATTGTAAGCTAATACATCCAGTAAATTACTAAGAACTGCTCCTTCAAAATCGTAATCAGTAAAATCCGAGTTCGCTCTTAAGTAATCTCTGAGAGAATTCCTAATATCAAAGTAATCTAAATTGGTTAACTGATTGTATGGCATCGTTATGCTCTATTTCTTTGAAGGAATAACTCAATAGATTGGGCAGTATTAGGTTGACCAATGATTGTGTAATCTATTGAAACGTTAAAAGCATTATTATCGTCATCTAAATCAACACCAACTTCTTTTAAAACTACTCTTGGTTCAAAAGCTTTAATCGTATACTCAATTTCTGATTGAATTAAAGACGCGGTGATGTAATCTAGTGGTTCAAAAAGTATCGCATTGATCTTTGAACCGATGTTTGGATTAAAAAATCGCTCTCCAGGACGTGTCAAAACTAAATTCATCACCGATCTTTTGATTGCATCATAATCTTTTGTTACTAAAAGGTCTTTAGTAACTGGATTTTTATCAAAAGTAATGTTCAGGTCTTTAAAGACCTTACCTGTAGGCATAAAAGTACACGATTTTACTTTTATTTATAGGACATTTTCAATGCCATCTCTCGACATAATCATCAAAACCACCCTTACCACCACAAGGTCTAGACATTCTATCCTCGGGAGGCTCGTTTTTCTTCTTTTTTCTTGTCGGAGTCATCGCTCCATAGTCCGTAACTAGCTTTGTAGTGCCCCAATTTTCCTTCATAAACTCAGAATTTCGGTCTACTTGGTATTTTGCCATCTGTTTTTCCTCAAAATTGATTAAAACAGAACTTTTTACGGGGTTGCTATCCCGTTAAAACGTAAAAAAAGCGCCAAAAATGGCGCTAAAACTCAATTTCCTTGGCCGCGATAACGTTTTTTGCGCCCATTACGACTGGTTGCAGCAAGATTTGTATTTTTTGAACGTCCTTGGCTCGTCATTTTAGGCTTGCCAGGGATATAAGTGGATTTTGTAAAACTTCCTTTTGATTTTGCCATAAATTTCTGAAAACTAACAACGATATTATACCATTAAACTGGTTTGTTGGCAATATGTATGCTCAAATACTTGAACGGACCTTGAATTGGTCTGTTTGTACTGCCCCCTTGTGCCAAATCTCCCTGTACTGCGAACAAATCACCATTAATTCTAACTGCTTTGTTGACGGCACAAACTACAATTCTCTTTAATGGATCAGTAAGTGGTCTTGTACAAGGACCAGGGGGTGTATCAGTGGGCCCAGGAACTGGGGTTCTCAGGCAGGGAACGTCAGAACACTTAGAATTGTTCTTGACATATTCTACTTTTTTACCTTCGAAGTAAACATTTTTTGACTCAGTTGTTTCTACATCTAATTTTTGTGGAGCGTAGATACAACACAAATTTGTAGAGGCAGAATCTACAGCATCTTTGCCGATAGTGAATCCCATTACTCGAACATAACTGCTTCTAAGGTATTTATTCTAGAAAACAAATCATCCAAAGACTCATTGATTTTTTGATAATCATTCTCCCCTGGTGGTTTGTAGTAAAGTACAAATGGGTCTGGTATCTTACTCATTCGACTTTCTAAGTTTTTTAACCTGCGATCAATATCATTAATCGCATTCATCACGGGATTTAAATCAATCTGGGGATACCCAGGTTGGGATGCCCTCAGGAGTGATGTTAAAGGCGTTTGAAAGATCATTGTCAGTGTCTCCAAATGTTGCAGTATCTTTATAAATCATTTCACCTGTTTTGTCAAATGCCGAAATCTCAATGGTGTCCTCTTCAGTGAATTCACCAGTGTAGTATTTCTCTGCTAATTCTAGCATATGATCTGCTAATTTGTCATAGTCGTTGAATGTTTCATTCTGTACGACCTTTCCATCTTTATCAATGATTGTGTAATTAATTGTTTCTTCACTCATCTTCTTCGTCCTCTTCGAAACCATCAACTAATGTTAGCATAACTGTGCCATCTTTGTTGAGATGCCAATCAACTACATCTCCTTCCTCCCATCCGAGACGAGAGATTAACTCATCTGGAATCGTTACATAGTATTCGTCGAAATCTTCATTATATTCGACGGTTGTTTGGTATGTGTTGTTTGTCATAATATTTTATGAAATTTTATTGTATATAGCAAGGTTATCAAGCATTCACAATTCTTTGCGGAGGCAACCAATTGTGACACTTATGAATGGCTTGCATGAACTCATTGATTTCATGAAACTGAAGTCTCAACTGTCTTCCGTGGGTACTGCTGGCGACAATACACATGGCATTGTGTTCTATTATAACATAGTCTATCTGTTCCACGCCATACTCCAAAGTTCTCGTAATACTATGTAGATATACGAAAACTCTTCCCTTATGGTCGTTCGAGTTGGTAGAGGTTTTTGAGTCATTTTTTTATGGGAAAAATTTTTTGACATATTTGAAAACACTTTCTAAAATTAGAAATAGTATAAGAATTGGAATGCCTACAAAGGGAATCAACACCACAAGATAATAAAATTTGAAAGTGCCCTCGCCTGCCTTACTTGTGTATGTCGATTTTTTCCTTCTTCCTCTGCTTGGAGACTTGGAAGGTTTTGACGGTACTTTATAGATATTGCGAACCATCTCCTTTTGTGCTTTGAATGCCTTGTTAGCTGCTCGTCTTTCTCTATTGTACGCCGCTCTATTGGTAGTCTGGCGTAATGGTTGCCTTCGTGGTCCTTTGAGTGTTCTGCGAGGTTTTCGAGTCATTTTATCTAGGAAAAATTTTTTTTCTGATCAGCTGAACGTGTAATAGCTTTGGCGTTTTCAAAGTTTTGTAGGTTAATAGTATCTATCGATTTTGCACGGCGCCCCGCCCTCGGGGGCGACGGGGGCAAACGACTGCCCCCTGTCAAGTGTGCTAGGATGGCGGGTCAATCCTTCCACTGGGGGAGACGGGCGAGCGCCTCATCTCTGAACGTGTCGGCATGGGCGCCTGCCAGCCAGACCGCTTCGATGGTGATGGGGTTGGTCAGCCCCATGGTCTGCTGTGCGTCGTCTGTCTCACGCCCTGCCCACACGATCTGGCGGGTTCTGAGTTCGGATGCCATGGAGAAGATCATCTGTCTGTGTGGTGTGGTGTGGTGTGATGAGTGTAGCACGGGAGGAGGTGCCCCCCAGGGGGGGGGGGGGTCTCAGTAGTTACAGGCGAGGGCGTGCCGTTCCCAGATGCCCGAGCGACGGTCAGCAGCAGCAGCGCGACGGTCTGCCCGAACCTGGAGGGCGTAGGTCTGGCGGTTGGCGTCTTTATCGCCAACCCACTGGCGACCCAGACCAGTTACAGGGGTCAGGGTCATGCCCCGCCCGCTGCC